CAGCTCCGTCGAGGCGCATGACAACAGCTCCGTCTGGGCGAAGGGCAACAGCTCCGTCTGGGCGGATGGCAACAGCTCCGTCTGGGCGGATGGCAACAGCTCCGTCGTGGCGAAGGGCAACAGCCAAGTTGTTGACGCGCATAGACGAGGCAACATAAAGGTCTCCGGCAACGCCCGCATTGTGTACAACCCCGACAATATCACCGATTGGGCGTCGGCAAACGGTATCACCATAACCGACGGCAAAATCAGACTGTATAAGGCCGTACATAAACGCGATGGCAAATACGTTGCCGATTGGGATAACGATTTTATATACACCATCGGCGCGGTCGCCGAGGCAAATGGGTTCACCACCGACCCCGAGAAAGATTGCGGGCGGGGAATACACATGGCGACGCTGGGGTGGTCTGCTGCGTATGGGCGAGACTGGGACGATATAGCGCTGCTGGAGCTTGAGGCCGACGCAGACGAGATAGTCGTGCCGCTGTATAAAACCGGCAAAGTCCGCGCCCCGAAAGCGCTGGTTATCCGCGAGGTACCGCTGGAAGAGGCGGGCATTATGGGCAAGATTCTGGCGAAGAGGAGGGCGAAATGAAGGTACTAATAGCCTGCGAGGAGTCGCAGAGAGTGTGCATCGCGTTTAGGGGGCGTGGGCATGAGGCGTACAGCTGCGATATACAGGACTGCTCCGGCGGTCATCCAGAATGGCATATCAAGGGTGACGCGCTCGAAGCCATACGGGGCGGAACTATCACCACCTGCGACGGAGAGCGCCATGATATCGGCAAATGGGACTTGCTGATTGCGCATCCGCCCTGCACTTATCTATCAAACGCCGGCGCGTGCAGGTTGTACCCTCACAAAGGGCAGTTGGATCTGGAGAGATACCGCAAGGGGCTTGCAGCGAAAGCGTTTTTCTTGGCGTTCCTCAACGCCGACATTCCGCGTGTCGCAGTCGAGAACCCCGTATCATCGAAGATTTTTGATATGCCGGAGCACACACAAGAAATCCAACCGTACCAGTTCGGGCACCCATACACTAAGAAAACGCGCCTGTGGCTCCGCAATCTGCCGCCGCTAACGCCGACGAACGTTACGGAGCCGGTAGCGCCCTATGTGCCGTCGGGCACCGGGCGCAAGGACAAGAGCAAATACGGCGCGGCGCGACGCGGAGCGGATGCAAAAGAACGCTCGAAAACATTCCCCGGCATAGCTGAGGCGATGGCTGCACAGTGGGGGTAATTTAAACGCGAAAGCGAGAAAGGATAATTTATGAATTACGATAACCTGCAAAATGCTAAAACCTGTGTACCCTGCGATGAGATGGGTGCTCGGCCTATTCGTGAGCCGCTCACGGGCGTGATGGATCAGGCCAACAATATGGCAGACGAAATTCTGGCGCAGGTGAGCCGCGTGAAAGCCCTCCTGATTGCCGAGAGTAATCCCGACGAGGAAAAAGATTCTCCTCGGTGCTTCCGCGATGCTGTCAGTCTTCAGGTTTCGACGCTTAGGAAAATCGAGACCGAGCTAGTTGAGATCATGCAGGCGTTGGGGGTGTGAGTGGCTTGATGGACTGCTTCAATCATTCTTGCCCATTCCGCAGCAACGAAACCAGCAACGTGCAGCGTTGCGAGTGTTTGGCTTGCCCAAACAGATGCGGCCGGAGTGTACTGATATCGTCTGACCGCACCTTGACCGACGATGAGCTTGCAAGGATTAATACAGAACGGGCTAACGACGCCGACTACGGTGTTGGTATTTACTGCTAAGGAGGGCTAAATGGCTGATTGCATAAGCCGCGAATGGGTGCTGAAAACACTTGAAGAACATAAAAACATCAAAACGTGGAATACAGACGTCTGCGATGCTGATACAGTCTTGCGGGTGCTGCAAGTGATCGAGAATGTCGTGAACAGAGCTCCGGACATTAGCCCGAGACAGTACAGCAACAAGATTTTGGCCGCGAAAAATGCAGCGCTGGAGTTCCAGCTTAAGCACTTAAAAAGACAGCGACAGCACGATGATGAGAACTACGTTATAGCCGAAAGCGTTGGCAATGTCATGCCTATGGGATTCTACAAAGGTAGGGTTCAGGTTGAGGAGCAAATAATCGACTGGCTGGAAAGGATGGTGCGGAATGGCTGAATACATTGAGCGCGAAGAATACTGCGAAAAGCACTGCCGGTGCAGTAACGAGTATTGCGACAAAGAAAGTTGCCCTATTTGGAAAGCTCCCGCCGTCGACGTTGCGCCGGTGGGCTGGATCAGCGTCAAAGACAAGCTGCCGGAGCCAGAGCAAGACGTCCTAGTTATAGCGCACGGTTGGAGTGGCAGGCTGCTGTATATCGGAAGCTACCAGAGGATGGAAGCAGAAACATCATGGCTTACGGGAGTGACAAGCAAAGCGTCGGATTGGTCGCTGTGGGGGTGGAGTTATCTAAGGGAGCCAGAAGTCACTCACTGGATGCCGCTCCCCGAACCACCGATGAGCGCGAGAATGGACGGAGGTACTGATAATGGCTGAATACATAGAACGAGAAGCGGCACTGCGGACGGCGCATATAATGCGCCCGGAAGATAAATGTCTGGAAACCGAGTTAATGAAGATCCCTGCCGCTGATGTTGCGCCGGTGGGCTGGATCAGCGTCAAAGACAAGCTGCCGGAGCCAGAGCAAGACGTCCTAGTTATAGCGCACGGTTGGAGTGGCAGGCTGCTGTATATCGGAAGCTACCAGAGGATGGAAGCAGAAACATCATGGCTTACGGGAGTGACAAGCAAAGCGTCGGATTGGTTGCTCTGGGGGTGGAGTTATCTAAGGGAGCCAGAAGTCACGCACTGGATGCCGCTCCCCGAACCACCGACGAGCGCGAGAATGGACGGAGGTGCTGACAATGAGACTGATTGATGCGGATGCGCTCCCAAAACTGTTAGATGCCGAATATAAACAAACGATGAAACTGATACGGGAAGGGGAAAAGCACCTTGACACTTTAGCCGAGGGGTTTGCGGAGGCCAGCCACATAGCGAAATATATTGCCCCCACCGTGAATGCAGTGCCGGTGGTACGCTGCGAGGATTGCAAGTATGGCGAGTTTGTCCCGTGGTGCTCTAAATACTCCTGCCGCAAGGTCGAGGGTTTCCTGAATTTTTACAATTTTTATTGCAAGGATGGTATAAGAAAGGAGGATGCGGAGTGAGTGAAAAACGAGAAAAGAGGCGCCGCTACAATCTGCGGCTCGATTTTATCGCGCAGTTTTACAAGTGGCTCGATAGTGAGCCGCCGCGCTGGAAGCTTGTAAGTTGGCGCAGATGGAGAGATAGCCGACCAACAATGCGCCGTGAGGTGGAAACCGATGTTTGACTGGATTATTAAGGAGAGTGACACATGATACATTAGGACAAGTTTTATGATGATTGCCCGTTGCCGGACGCGGAACCGGCGCATAAAAAAGAAAAGGAGATATGAAAAATGGCTGAAAGCAAAAATCTTAGCAAGCATTGCGAGCGGTGGCAAAGACATACGCAAGTAAACCGCGACTATGGCGAATGCAGACGCTTTTCGCTAACAACGAAAAATGACGATTTTTGCAGCCGCGGAGAAAGGCGGGGTTGACATCTGCTCGAAGTGATTTTTTGGATAATAATCCCCGCAATTCCTATAATTATCCTCGCTGCCAGGTACTACCTAACGCCAGATGAAGATAACGACAGCTGTCAACCCACAATGGCGTTTTCTCGCTTTCGCAAATTCTATGATTTAGCGCCGGAAAGGTTTGAGTTATTCTACAGCAGCTTTATATATAACACCCGTTCTGGACACATAGCATTCTATTTCCCGACGCTGGCAGACACTCGCAGATATCAACATTGGCGAAAACACACCGAAGCAAATATTCGCGAGCGTGAAAAGAACAAGCGCGACGCCATTGCTTTGCAAGCGTTCTGCGAGGACATGGAACAAGTAATTCGCGCGAAGCGGGAGGAAGCAATTGCAACTGCGAAAGCAGAGCAGGACAAGATAATGCAACGGCTTGAAGAAGAAAGGAGAAACACATGAAAATTTACAAAGAAATCAAAGAGATAGCCAAGTACATAACAAAAATAAACCGCATGGTCGAAAAACTGCAAGACGAAGGTTTTGATATTGAAGGGATAGAATGGTTTACCGCTCAGCTCGTCGCGCTCGACAAGGAGGACATAGAAAACTTTAAGTACACCAACGGCGTGACGGAAGATTATTTCGTATCGCAGTCCTGCGGCTATCTCGGTGACGACTATAGCGGGCACTTATATTTCAAAACCAACGTTCCGGGGCAGTATGTGAGAGTCTACTTTGAGTGTTGAAAGGAGAAACACATGATACATTGGCTATGGGCGCTCGCGGCGTTTATCCTCGGCGGCTCGCTTGGCACCTTGATAATGGCCGTCATTATCGGAGGGAGCCTCGGCGATGACTGACGAAGAATACACATTTCGCGCCGACTGCGCAGAGAAAAAACGTGTGGCGAGAGGAAGCGCCAACAGGCGCAGCCACGTGGGAAGAGGCGGCAGAATGAAAACGCCGTCGGACTATATGACGAAGAAGGAGCGGGACAAAATGAACGGTGAAGTGAAGCGTTACAGCATGGCGCACCCGATGAAGTGGGCGCAATTCAAGCAGATGCCAGATGATATCAAGCGCGAATATATCGCATCAATTATGGATAAGTTTAACCCCACGCAGGCCGCGGTCGCGGAGATGTTGGGAGTAACTCAGCGCACGCTTAGTAGCCTGTACACGGCGTTGGGCATCCCATCCCCGCGTGGCTGCCGGAGCGCGTCCGGAAGGAACGATGCGTTCTGGGCATGGGCAAACGCCGCAACTACAGCAGAGCCGACGGACGCGGCGGAAAAGCCTGAAGGGAAAACCGAGCAGAAGCCGCAGGGGGGGGGAACGGGCACCCTAATAAGCGGCACGCTAGTGTTTTCGGGCGCCTCCGCGCAAGACGCATTCGCTGCGGCATATGCCCTGCTCGCGACAGTCTCAATGCGCAGAGTGGTTATATCGTGGGAAGCAGCAGCCGAACAATAATAGCAAGAGTGTGATACAGGAGGTGCAGCGATGGAATCTTGGCGGGCGGCGGACATAAAATGCCCGTACTACAAAAACTGCGACGACAGCAGGCGGCTTATAATCTGCGAGGGCATCATGGATCGGACGACCCTGAGCACGAAGTTCCGCCGCAGGAAGGACATGGCGAACCACATAGCGACGAACTGCGAGCAGATCGCGTCTCCATGCGTTATACGCAAACTGAACGACAAGAAATACGAAAACTTGGGGTGAAAGCCCCAAGTTTTTTTGTTTTAGGGTTAGAGAAAGGGCGGGCGGATTTAGTAAAATAAGCAGGAGGAGGTGAGCCGATGGGAAAGAAGTCACCGAACTGGATAAAAATCGAAAAAGAATACGTGACGACCGAGGCGAGCCTCCGCCAGCTGGCGGCAAAGTACGGCGTGGGCATGAGTTCCATGAACCGGCGCTCACGCGAGCGCGGCTGGGTGGCCAAGCGCAAGGCGCACGAGAACGCGGTAGCGGACAAGGTGGGCGCACGACTCGCCTCGACGGAAGCTGACGAACAGTCAGACAGGGCTCTGCGGGTAATGCAGGTATCAGACAAGCTGCTTGACCTCTGCGAAAAGATGTGCGACATGGAGGACATAGCCCCGCGCGATCTGCGGAGCCTGACGGCGGCGCTGATGGATATAAAGGAGATACAGATGATCAAGTCGGCTCTTGATATACGAGAGCAACAGGCGCGAATCAAGAATCTTGAGAAAGCGGCAAGCCCTGAAGCCGAGGACACCGGCGAGACCGGCGTGATCATCCTGCCGGAGGTGCTGCATGGCTGAGGTGATATGGACGCCGCAGGAAAAGCAGATCGCCTTTATGGAGCGGCCGGAGTATGAGGCCTTATACGGCGGAGCGGCGGGCGGCGGCAAGAGCGACGCGCTGCTCGTCGAAGCGCTGCGGCAGGTGGACAACCCCGACTACCGCGGACTAATCCTGCGAAAGACGTACCCGCAGCTGGCGGAGCTGATAGACCGCAGCATGGCGATATACCCGCTGGCTTTTCCGCGGGCAAAGTACAACGACAGCAAACACGTCTGGATGTTCCCCTCGGGCGCGAAGATATATTTCGGCTCGATGCAGCACAGCAAGGACAAGATAAACTACCAGGGCAAGCGCTACGACTTTATAGGCTTTGACGAGCTGACGCATTTTACGTGGGAGGAGTACAGCTACATGTTCTCCCGCAACCGTCCGAGCCGGAAGCCGAGGAGCACGAAGAAAACCCGCGTATACATACGCGCAACGACAAACCCCGGCGGCATCGGCCACGGCTGGGTGAAGGACAGGTTCATCGACGCCGCTCCCCCTCTGACTCCGATGACCGAGAAGGTGGAGATAACGACGCCGGAGGGCAAGCTCATCGAGATGCACCGGGACAGGATATTCGTGCCGGCGACGGTATTTGACAACAAGGCGCTGCTGGAGGCTGACCCTGAATATCTGGCGACGCTGGCACTGCTCCCCGAAAAGGAGCGCGAGGCGCTGCTGTACGGCAAATGGGACACCTTTGAGGGGCAGTACTTCACGGAGTTCCGCGCCTCGCCAGACGTGGGGAAGTGCGCGGCGGCGGGGATAAGTGTGGAGGACGCGAAAGCCGAAAGGCGCTTTACGCACGTTATACCGGCCTTTGATATCTCGCACGGCGAGAGCCGCGGCTGGCGAATATACCGGAGCTACGACTGGGGCTATGCCAAGCCCTTCTCCTGCGCGTGGTGGGCTGTGGACTATGACGGAACGATATACAGGATCATGGAGCTGTACGGCTGCACGCGGACGCCGAACGAGGGCGTGAAGTGGTCGAACGAAGAGCAGTTTGCCAAGATCGCGGAGATAGAGAGGACGCACCCGTGGCTCAAGGGCAAGAAAATACAGGGCGTGGCTGACCCGTCGATATGGGCAAACAAGGGCGGCGTGAGCATTGCAGAGACTGCGATAAAGTATGGGATATACTTCGACCCCGGCGACAATGAGCGCATACCAGGCTGGATGCAGTGCCACTACCGGCTGCAGTTTGACGAGCGCGGATATCCGAGGATGTATGTATTCGACACGTGCAAGGCGTTTATACGCACGATCCCCCTGCTGATGTACAGCCAGACGCACGTTGAGGACGTGGACAGCGACATGGAGGATCATGTGGCCGACGAGTGGAGATATTTTTGCATGTCGCGCCCGATAAAGCCGATGCGGCCGGTCGAGCAGCCAAACATCATAAACGACCCGCTCAACCAATATAAAAAAAGATGACGCCTTTCGGCATCATCTTCATTTGTACAAAAATGGCAAGGAGGCCGTTGAATGGACAATATACAAAGCAAAATAACTCCCGAAAGATTGCAGGAGCTGACGCGGATACTGCAAAAATACAAGACCGGCAAAGCGCACCTTGAGCGCCGCGTAGTGAGCGCAGAAAACTGGTGGAAGCTGCGCAACAGCAGCGAGGAGATGAAAACCACGTCGCTCGACGACGGCGGTTTCCGCAGCCGCTCCGGATGGCTGCACAACGTCATTGTATCAAAACACGCCGACGCGATGGAGGCGTACCCCGAACCCAACATACTGCCGCGAGAGCCGAACGACCGCGAAGAGGCGCGGATGCTCAGCAGCATCGTGCCGGTAGTAATGGAGCAAAACCTCTTTGAGGATACATACTGCGATGCGATGTGGCAAAAGCTCAAGACCGGCACGGGCGTATATAAGGTAACGTGGGACGCGGACAAGCTCGGCGGCCTCGGCGACATCTCGATAGAGCGCGTCGACCTGCTGAACCTCTTTTGGGAGCCGGGCGTGCGCGACATACAGGACAGCCGGTATTTTTATCACACGGCGCTGCACGACAACGATATCCTGGAGCAGAGGTACCCGCAGCTTGAGGGCAAGCTCAAGGGCAGCCCGTTCACGGCGACCAAGTTTTTATATGATGACGCGGTCGATACGAGCGGCAAGACGACGGTTATCGACTGCTACTACAAGCTGTGGCAGGACGGGCGCACGGTGCTTCACTACGTCAAGTACGTCGGCGACACGGTGCTTTACGCGACGGAGGACGAGGGCAAGCCGCTGTATGATCACGGGCTTTATCCCTTCGTCTTCGACTCGCTGTTCCCGGTCGAGGGCAGCCCTTGCGGCTACGGTTTTGTCGACCTGTGCAGCAACGCGCAGACGGCTATAGACCTGATGGACACGGCGTTTGTAAAAAACACTATGGTGGGCGCGATGCCGCGATACTTCAGGCGCAACGACGGCGGCGTACATGAGGACGAGTTTCTCGACCTGTCCACGCCGCTGGTGACGGTGGACGGCAACCTCGGCGATGATGCGCTTAAAATTATAGATTACCGGCCTCTGAGCGGCAATTACATGGAGTTTCAGGCCGGGAAAGTGAACGAATTGCGCGAGACTTCGGGCAATACCGAGACGGCCACGGGCTCGACCTCGCAGGGCGTGACGGCGGCAAGCGCCATCGCGGCGCTGCAGGAGGCGAGCGGCAAGGGCAGCAGGGACAGCACAAAGACCAGTTACAGGGCGTACAGCCAAGTGGTAACGCTGGTGATTGAGCTGATACGGCAGTTTTACGATGTGCCGCGGCAGTTCCGCATCACGGGCAGCCTCGGCGAAGAGCAGTTTGTGCAGTACGGCAACGCGGGCTTGCGCGGGCAGCCGCTCGGCATGCTGGGCGGGCAGGACATGGGCATGAGGCTGCCGGTATTTGATATCGAGGTTAAGGCGCAAAAGGCGGCGGCGTATACCAAGATGAGCCAAAACGAGCTGGCACTGCAGTTTTACTCGCTGGGCTTCTTCAACCCCGCGCAGGCGGACACGAGCCTGATGTGCCTTGACATGATGGAGTTTGACGGCAAAGACGCGCTGATGCAGCGGATTGCGCAGATGGGCGGGATGTATCAGCAGCTCATCATGTACCAGCAGATGGCGCTGACGCTGGCGCAAAAATACGAGCCAAACCTCGCGGCCGGACTCATGACGGCGATAACCGGCGAACAGCCCCAGCAGCGGCAGGCACCGGCGGACATCAACCTCGACGCGGGACAGCCGCGGGAACAGACTCGCGTACAAAACGCGCGGGCGCGGAGCAGGCAGGCGTCACAGCCGGGAGGCGCCGAATGATAAGTGTACACGCGGGGCTGACGGGGATAGACATAAAAGGCCATGCGCACTATGCGCCGCAGGGCGAAGACATTGTTTGCGCGGCGGCGTCGATACTAGCCATGACGCTGCTAGACATCTGTGAGGACGCGGAGGTCAAGCGCGAGGACGGGCACATCAGCATCAAGCACGGAGACCCGGCGGCGATACTCTTCGCGCGGCGCGGGTATAAGCTGCTGGCCGATGCGTACCCGGAGTTTGTGGAGGTAATATGACGGTTACAACGACAGGGCGCGCCGCATACCGCGGAGGTGCGAGCCATACGGGATATCTCGCGGGCTACGAGACGGCGAACAAGCTCACCCGCGTGCTCCGCTACACCTTCACAACGCCCGCGGACGGCGTGAGTAAACTGAGCTTCACGGGGGCACATCTGGCGCACAGTGCGTCGTACTCGTGGGGCGGGCTTAACTGGTACGCCACCACGTCGCCGACGTCACACGTAAACGCGGGCGCAGGTTCCGCGAGCTGCGGGACGCTGACGATCACCGGCAACGGCAAGGATTATGACATCTCCGCGGCGGAAGCGGCGGTCAACCTCCCCCCGAACACAGAAGCCTACATATATATATTTCCCAACAACGCGAATTACTTTTTGTGGAATTTTGCAAACGTCGCGAGCCTGAACATAACGACGGCGGCGGGCAGCTCGACGATCGCGGCGATAACGCAGACGGTCGAAACGCTGGGGACGCTGACGGTGAGCCTTAACAAGGCGGTGGACGCGTTCCGCCACAGGCTGACGGTGACGGCGGGTGACAAGACGCTGTACACGTCGGAGCTGTTCGACGTTTTGCACAGCGTGACTGTGCCGAGGGCGTGGTTTGACAGCTTCCCAAGCGTCACGACGATATCTGCCACGGCTACGGTGACGACGTACAACGGCGACACGGCAGTGGGCACGGCGAGCGCGGCGGTGACGATAACGGCAGACGACGGCATGAGGCCGCAGATATCCGAGGGTTGGGCAACGGCTGCACCGTACAACATCGGCGCAGTGGCAGGGCTGACGGGCTACATCGCGGGCTATTCACAAGCGGAGATAAGCTTCGACGCCGCCAAGCTGACACAGGCGGCGGGGGCTGCGCTTGCAAGCGTCACAGTGACGTGCAGCGGCGCCGTGGTCACTGCGGCACCTTACAGGACGCCCATTCTTCTCGGCGCGGCTGACGTAGTGTGTGCGGCGACAGACAGCAGAGGCCGGACAGCGACGCAGACAATACGGATAGAGCCGATGGCATATGCGCCGCCTACGCTGAGCCAGGTGCAGATACGTCGCTGCACGGCGGCGGGCGTGGAGGCCGAGGACGGCAACTACTACAGCGCAAAGGCGACGGCGACATTCAGCGCGCTCGGCGGGCTGAACGCTCTGACGCTGACGGCAGCGCACAAGATACAGGGCGGCGTATACGGCACGGAGACGGTGCTCACGTCCGGCGCGGCGGCGATCATCGGCACGATATCCCCCGACAGCACGTATCAGGTGCGGATAACGGCGACGGATGCGCTCGGCAATACGGCGGTGACGGTGACGTCCCTGCCGACGCGGCAATGGGCGCTGAAATTCCGCGCGGACGGACTCGGTGCGGCTTTTGGAAAAGCGCCGGAGCACGACAAGGCGCTGGAGATCCCGGGGGACTGGACATTTAGAATAGGCGGCAACGCCTTGACGGCGGAGCTGCTGGCGGAGCTGCTTGCGAGCCTGGCGGCGGACATAGCGCACCCGGTCGGGATGTATGTGTGGCTGGCGGCGGAGACAGACCCGGCGACGCTATGGGGCGGCACATGGGAAAGGCAGCCCGAGGGGCTGACGCTGGTCTCGGCGGGTGACAACTACCCGCTGAACTCCACCGGCGGCGAAGCAACCCACACACTGACAATAGCTGAAATGCCTTATCACCAGCACCAAATGGTAAACGGCAATAATGGTGGTTATGATTATAGTGGATGGACAAAATCAACTATTGTGCTTAGTGACGCAACAAAAGGTTGGGCAGGTAATGCGAATACAAGCTATGTCGGCGACAGCGCCGCTCACAATAACATGATGCCATACAAAGCGGCCTACTGTTGGCTGCGGACGGCCTGAAAGGAGATAATATGGCTACTTACGACGAGGAACGCAAGAGACAGGAGCAGGCCGCGATGAGCGGCACACAGCAGCAGAATACGCAGCAGCCGGCACAGCAGCCGGACAACACGCAGTATCAGGCGACCATGCAGGCGCTTGAGGGCGCGAAGACGCAGGCACCGGTATACGGCGGGCAGTATGACCAGCAGATACAGGATATATACCAGCAGATAGTCAACCGCAAGAAGTTCAGTTATGACGCGGCGTCAGACCCGCTTTTCCAGCAGTACAAGCAGCAGTACACCCAGCAGGGACAGCAGGCTATGCGCGACACGATGGGGCAGGCGGCGGCGCTCACCGGCGGCTACGGCAGCAGCTACGGGCAGGCTGTGGGGCAGCAGCAGTATGACGCGTACCTTCAGCGGCTCGGCGAGGTGCTGCCGGAGACTTACAGCATGGCGCTCAATCAGTACAACGCTGAGGGCGACGCGCTGACGAACCAGTACGCGATGCTCAACGACATGGCGACGACCGACTACAACCGCTACCGCGACCAGCTCGGCGACTGGCAGTACAACGAAGCACTCAGGCGGCAGGACGAGGAGACGGCATACGGCAGGCAGCAGGACGCATACAACAAGCTGCTGTACCTAATCAACAACACAGGCTACTCCCCTACCGACGACGAACTGACGGCGGCAGGGCTGACACGCGATCAGGCGGACAAGCTGCTCTATATGTGGCAGCTGCAAAACGCGGGCGCAAGCGGTTCCGGCAGCGGCGGCGGGGGCGGCTCGGGCAGGAGCGGGAGCACGGGAGGAAACGGCAGGGCAGCTCCGGCGACGGCGGCGAAGGGCGCGACGATGAAAGATTTTAAGCAGACGATATATAATGCCTCAAAGTACGGCGGGATAAACGGCGTGGATACCGTGTGGGAGGCGCTGGAAAAGATGAGCCCGCAGCTTAGCGATACGGAATTTAATGAACTATACGAGTATGCCGAGAGCCTTAATAAGGGCACAGGCAAAAAGCCGAGTAAAAAGCCGGGCGGCGCCGGAAGCGCAAGACCGAGCACGATGAGAGAAAAGTAAGGAGGGCGCTATGCCTGATATCACAAAAAATGATGCTGCGCGCAAAAGAGTTGAGCAGATACGTGAGCAACGGAACGCTGCCGCGAAAAGCAGCCTGCCGCAGGACAGAGCGGCCAAGATAGAGCAGCTGCGCAGCCAGAGCGGCGACCAGCAGGCATATGCAGTCTATAACTGGACTGTGGATAAGATACAAAATAGCGACGAGTCTGACGAGTGGAAGGGCTACGCTATGGACTATGCGCGGTATGGGCGGCAGTATCAGGACCAGCTCAAACAGGGCATGACCGGGCGGCAGTGGGCGGCTGACGTGAACAAGCGGCTTGAAGAGCTGCAGGCACAGCAGCGAGCCGCGAAAGCCAAGAACAAGCCGAGCGGGGTCGAAGACCCCAGCCTGTGGGTGACGACAACGGAGCAGTACGACGCGCTTCCGGACGCCATGAGCGAATACAGGCAGCGCGAGGCGAGCCGCAAGGCGGACTCCGACGCGTATGACAAGCAGATGGCTCGGCTCCTCAAAGAAAAAGAGTGGGCGGACTATTTTGCCGACGCCGGGCTGCGCGACGAGGCAGGCTACAATGCCGGCAGCACCAAGGGCAAGGCCACATATGAGAGTGCCGACGCTGCGACTGCGCGGAAGCGCATCGGCGAGCTTGAACAGCGGCTGGTCGCTCTGAACCAAAACAGCGGCTGGGCGAGCACGGTGGAGCAGTCGGACGAGATCGAGCGTGAGCGGAACGCCATCCAGCAGGAGCTGGAATCTCTCGGCGCGGGCTACAAAAACGCACAGCAGGCGGACTATGCCATGAGCTGGCGCAACGGTGTCCGGGACAATTGGACGGATGAAGAGCGCAGCAACTTCTACTACCTCTACAACGACAATAAGGATGAGGCACAGGCCTATGCGCGGCGCATCAATGACAGATACGCTTATTCGGATGCGCAGGCGAAGAAGGAAAAGGTCGGCGAGTGGGCAAGTCAGAATTTCTGGACGGGCTTGGCTGGCACAGCGGCTTCCGTGGGGATGACCATGACGTCTCTTGCCGACACGCTTGACAGGACGAAAGAATATGCGGCGACCGGAGACGTCTCGGCCAAATCCGGCCTCACTCCCGCGGACATAGGCATGGCGATGACGTCCGCAATTGCCTCGTCGCTGAATGAGAAGAGCGGGACTATCAACGACAATGTGTGGGTCATCGGCGGCAAGGGCTTGGGCGACCTATACGAGACGGGGGTAAGCATCCTCAACTCCCTCGCATCTGTATACATGCTGGGCGGCGTGGGCACGTACGCCAACTTCTTCGGGCAGGCGAGCAAAACGGCCTACGAGGAGGGCATACAGCGCGGGCTGAGCGTAGATAAGGCGCTGACCTACGGCTACGCAAGCGGTGTCGCCGAGGTCGCGGGCGAGATGTTCTCAATAGAGCATCTGATAAAGATGAAGAACCCCAGCTCGCTCAAGGGCATTATCAAGAACATCTTCGTCCAGGGCGGTATTGAGGCAAGCGAAGAGTCGGCCACGACGCTGATGAACACGATATCGGACGCAATAATAAACGGCGACAAGAGCGAACTTGCGAGCAACTACTACGCGCTGATACAGGCGGGTTACAGCCCTGCGGACGCTGAAAAGCTTGTAATAGCGGACTGGACTCAGGGCGTTATGTATGATGCCTTGGGCGGCTTTGTGAGCGGCGTTGCAAGCGCCGGCGTCCACAGCACCGTGCAGGGCAGCATGACATACAAGGGCGACGCGCAGGAGCTTATCGACTACGCCAAGAGCGAGGGCGCGGACACTGCGGCGGCGAAACGTGCGCAGAAATACGAAAAGCGCCTACAGAGCGGGAAGCGCATGACGAACTATCAGGCGGGGACGCTCACGGAGCTTGCGCAGGAGGCCGTGGTCTCAAAAGACCTCGATAACATCCGCGAGGCCGTCGGCAAGCGGCTTGCCGCGCTCGGCGAAAACAGCTCAGCGCTCACGGAAGCCGTTGTGCGGCAGGCGGTGCAGCAGGAGGCAAAGGCGGCGGACATCAGCGTCCCGAAGGTCACGGAGAAGCAGCGCGGCCTGATCCAGAACAGCAAGGCGGCAAAGCGCGTGCTCTCCGAGATGGACATCGGCAACATGCGCATGGAGACCGCGGCGGAGCTGAGCGGGCATGACGGCAGCCAGTATCAGCGCTCTAACGAGTGGGCACGGGATATCGGCACACGCATCATTGCACCCGGAGAATACGGTGTACGCAGCACCGACACCGTGACCGCAGAGGAGAAGAGGGCTGACGTGAAGGTCGGAGACGAGAGCGGAAAGGTCGTCGGCTTCAAGAACGGCATGGCGCGCGTCGAGGTCACGGAGAACGGCAAGAGTACCATCCGGGAGGTAAAGCCCGACGACGTGCAGCAGCTCCCCAAGCAGACGCGCAGGCTGTTTGACGAGATATCCCGCTATGACGGCGACACGCAGGCGGCAATGTACGCGGCGTATATGCCGGGGCAGGACATAGCAGCATACGTGCAGGCGGCGGACACTGCGATGAACCTCTACGGCGCGCAGACCAAAGCAACACTTGAGCAGGCGCGCAGTTTCGGCAAGGCGACCTTCCGGATGCTGAGCGACGCCCAGCTCGACGCGCTGATGCAGGCAGGGCGCAAGCTCGCGGATCAGCGGAAAGCGGCGGCGGAGCGCACCGGCGAGAGCAAGGGCGAGGTCAAGCAGGGCAAGGTGTCCTACGACGGCGGTGAGGCCGGCGGGCGCAAGCTCAAAGCCCCAAGCAAGGAAGCGATAGACCGCATGAGCGACGCCGAGAAGACCCTCGCGGAGGCGCTGACGGCTACGGGTGTGAACGTTGTGTTCTACGAGAGCGAGGCAAACGCCGAGGGCAGATACAGCGGCGCGCAGGGCATGTACTACAACGGCACGGTTTACCTCGATGTGAACGCAGGCATGAACAGCGTGGAGAGCGGGCAGCGGACGATAGTTCTGACGGCGGCGCACGAAATGACGCACTTCATCCGCGAGAACAGCGAGGCCGGATATATAGCGCTGCGCGAGTACATAACCGACAGGCTCATGCAGCAGGGGCTGGATATCGAAGAGCTTGTCACGCAGAAGCGCGCAAGAGAGAGCCGCGAGCTGAGCTATGACGAGGCCGTGGAGGAGGTAATAGCCGACGCGTGCGAGACGGTTCTGACGGAGCCGACGGCAATAAGGCAGCTTGCAAGCGATAATATGCCTCTGGCAAAGAAGATACGCAAGTGGCTGAATGATTTCTTCAGGAAAATCAAAAGCGCGTTTGCGGGGCTTGAGGCCGTCCACGACGAGGCCAAGGCAATGACCGAGTACATGGACGAGCTGCGGGCAATGTGGGACAGCGCACTCTCCGAGGCCGTGCGGAACAGGGCAAACAAAAACGCCGCCGAGACCGGCGACGGGGCGAAGTACAGCTTAAGGAGCTATAGCGAGCAGCAACTTCGGAACTGGGAAAACAGTAAGCGCATTGTCGTTTATAGCAGTGACGCGCAATTGCGTAAATTTATCAAGGACGCAAGAGCAGGCAAAATTGGCGGGCGGAAAATGTACTTCGGAATGGTTCCGCAAAATCTAGCGCAAAAGATAATGTCGGAGACGGGAATAAATGTCGATGGTTATAACTGCTCTCTCTCGGCATATGAGATTCAAAAGATTTTCAAAGACCACGGCAACGCCGCCACTGAGCGCCTGCGGGGTCAGCGCGCTGTTACCGAGGACGATGTAGCTGCAATCCCAGAGATTTTACAAAATGCTGATACTATAGTTCCTTCTGACAAGAAGTATAATGGCAAGCCTGCCATACAGTTTACCAAGAACGGGAACGGCAGGGTGAATCTTGTCGCCGTTGTATCCGACAAACATCTGGACTTGTTTGTCCAGACAATGTATGCAGGCATAAAAAAAGGAAACCTTGCTACGCCGACGGGTGAACAAGCCCCCATCAATACGCCCGAAGCGAGCCGCAGTACAGTTTCCAATAACAGTATACGCTCCTCTTCCGAAAATAGCAATACCAAAATTAAAAAATCTGAGAGAGATGTTGACCTGACTGCAAAATATCCGCAGCTCAACCTCAACGAGGACATATCGGAGCTTGACGGCGTACCCGCAATAGAGCTTACCGACGGCAGCGTTCTGCCGATAACCGAGCGCGACGGCAGATACCCGACGCACGTTTCATTCATTGAAGCGAACCGCATAGACGTTGACGACCTCAAGAGCGGCGGCTGGATAGGCAACGGCGTATATGACCCGTCTTTCACCAGCGACACACAGCGCTATATAGAGCGGCAGCAGGCGAGAAAACGCGTGGCAGAGCTGACGGGCAAGCAGTATGAGCAGTTCAGGTATTCCATGCGCGACGTGACGGTCGATGACACACGGGAGGAGCTGGCACAGCGCAGAGCGGCATACGCAAGGCTTGAGCGCGAGAACGCGGCACTGAAAGCCCGCGTGGACTACCTCAAAGGGCAAACGAAGCTGACGAAGGAAGCGACGGTGCGCGAGAGCGACGTTGCCAAGTATGCGCGGAGCATACTCAAGGAGTACACGAGTCGTGCGGACAGCGCGGAGATACAGCAGCAGCTTCAGGAGCTGGGCAACTACATCGTGCAGAACGATGCGCGGGTACTGAGCTACGACGAGATACGCAGCCGCGCAGAAGATATTGCGGAAACTGTGCTTGACAACGCCCATGCTGTTATCGCCGAAGAAATGCCGGGGCTCGGCGAATATAAGGAGTTCTTGAGAAACACGGCGCTGAAGGTGAGCGACAACACACTGAACGATCTGCCGGAGGGATTCCGCAAAGAATACTCGGGCAAGATAAAGCTCCGTGCAGACGGGCGCAGCGTAGACAGCGTATGGATGGAACTGCAGGAAAGATACGGTGAGGGCGAGTTCCCAAGCAACATCTACGCGCAGAGCGATATGCTTGAGATAATGGCCGACAAGTTCAGCACATGGCAGGCCATAGAGGGCAACCCGTTTTACAACTATATGGGCGAGGCAATACAGAGCCTGACGAACGACATCATGGACATGGTGCTCGGAGCGGATATACGCCAGACTGCGCCGACGTACGCAGACCGCGCGGCGGCCAAGCTTGCCCGCGAACGCGCGAAAGGCGCGGAAGCGGTTGCGGCTGAACGGGAACGCGGCAGCGCGCGAGCCGAACGGCTTCAGGCGATGTTAGAGAGCGAACGCGAGCGGCGGCGCGAAGAAGTAGCCCGCGAAAAGGCTGACAAGTGGGCGGCGGTCGGCTCGGTGCGCGAATACTACCAGAGCATGATAAAGCGCCAGAGGGCGGAGCGCGCAGAGTCAGCGGACAGGGGCAAATACCGTGCGCAGGTCGAAAAGCGCACGAAAGAACTCAGCGACTGGCTGCTCACCAACAGCGACAAGCAGCATGTGCCGGAGGTGCTGAAAAAAACCATAGGCGATTTTCTCGCGACCCTGGATTTCACGAGCCGCAGAGCTCTTGAGGGCGGCACAGCTACGCAGAAGGACGCACGCTTTCAGCAGAGACTCAGCGCTTTGCAGGAGCTGCTGAGGAAACAGGCGGCAGCGCTGGAAGAGAACTCCGACGCAGACACCTTTACCGGATATCTGGACATTGACGGAGACACGATGGACGCGCTCGCACAGCTCGTGCAGGACGTGAACGCGGCAATCGGCAGCGACCGCACATGGACTGTGAACCGGATGAATGCAGCAGACTTGGCGCGGCTGGATCAGGTGCTGAAGGTTCTGCAGCACAGCGTGAAAAACATGAATAAGCTGCTGGCAAACGCGCACTTCAAAAGCTCCATAGAAGCGGCGCAGAACACCATGACGCGCATGGACGCACTGAAAACGAACAGAAAGTATGCAGGCAAGGTCAAGGACTTCTTCGCATGGGACAACGTAACGCCGATTTATGCGTTCCGGCGCTTCGGCGACGGCGGCAAAGCAATTTTCGATTCCTTTACGCGCGGCTGGGACAAGATGGCATTCAACATGAGAACCATCTATGACTATGCCGAGAACGCGTACACCGCCGACGAGGTCAGAGCATGGGAAAAGGATATACGCGAGGTTGAGCTGAGCACGGGGAAGAAGGTTCGTATCCCTGTGAGCGCAATCATGGAACTATATGTGAGCGCAAAGCAGGAGCAGGCTATGAACCACCTGAACGGCGGCGGCCTCCGCGTGAGCGACTTCAAGGATGGCCGGGCGACGGTAAACCAGACGGAACACTATCTTATGACGGCTGAGGACATCGCGGCAATAACCGGGGAACTGAGCGACAGGCAGAGGGCGGTCGCGGATGCGCTTCAGCGCTTCGCGGCGGGCACCGGTGCCGCATGGGGCAATGAAGTCAGCATGAAGCGCTTCGGATACAGGGCGTTCACCGAGGAAAGCTACTGGCCGATAGCGACGGATGACAACACACGAGACGCCATTGACCCGCAGGCAAGAGCAAACGATATGTACCGTCTGCTCAACATGAGCATGACAAAGGGCAGAAATGCGAAAGCAAACAACGCACTTGTTGTGGGCAGCATCTTCGACACGTTCTCGGCGCATATGGCAGATATGGCGAAATACAACGCACTTGCATTGCCGGTGCTGGATGCGATGAAGTGGTACAACTACCGCGAGAAAGAGACTCTTTCAACGGGGCAGATAAAGACCGCTTCCGTGCAGGGCGCGATAGAGGGTGCGTATGGCCGAGGCGCGAACAACTACATCGTAACGTTGATGAAGGATATCAACGGCAAACAGGAGCTTGGGCGCGGAGAGGATCTTCCACGGAAGATGATCTCGAACTACAAGGTGGCCTCGGTGGCGGCAAACGTCCGTGTGGCGCTCCTTCAGCCGACCTCATATGTCCGCGCCGGAATGGAGCTCGACCCGAAGTATCTTGCAAAGGGTGCTTTGATAAAGGGCGGCGTGCAGGAAATGATGAACTATTCCGGCACTGCAATCTGGAAGGACTTCGGCGGCTATGACACCAACATAAGCCGCAACATCCGCGACCAGATAAAGCATGACGCCACAGCCGGCGAGCAGATAAAGGAAAAGAGCATGGTGCTTGCTGAACTCGGCGACCGTCTGACATGGGGCGCGCTGTGGAACGCCTGCAAGCTCGAAGTGCAGGACAAGCAGCATTTGAGCGGCGAGGAACTTATGCAGGCCACGGCAAACAGATTCCGCGAGGTCATCTATCTGACACAGGTAATGGACAGCACATTGACGCGCAGCCACAATATGCGCAGCAAGAGCACGTATGCCTCTCTCGCTACGGCGTTTATGTCTGAGCCTACGCTGAGTTACAGCATGGTGCAGGATGCTTTCATGGATTATATGGACGAACGCAAGATAAGCAAGAACGGGACAGCGGCATGGCAGAAGACACGCGGGAAGCTCGTAAAGGCGCTCGGCATATACGCGATGAGCGCGGCTGCAAGCGCCATTATTGAGTCCCTTTGGGATGCATTCCGCGACGATGATGACTACGAGACGCTGCTCGAAAAAATTCTCGAAGCCATGTTCGGCACAAAGGAGGGTTGGTTCCTCGACGGCAACCTTATAGGCGACCTGCGAATAACCACAAAGCTGCCGCTTGTGAAGGATATCGTTTCGATGTTTGACGGCTACAGCAACGACCGCATGGACACGGCGTGGGCGGCAAACCTTGTAAAGGCGTATAAGATATGGAAGGAAACGATAGACCTTGCGACAGGCAAGCTCGACAAGCCGACTGACGCCACATATAACGGCAAGATGACTTGGTACGGGAAACTGTACAACACGCTGAAGCCGCTGAGCCAGATGACAGGTTTTGCAATTGCGAACCTCACGCGCGACGTTTCGGCGATCTGGAACACCACATTCGGCGCATGGACGGGCAAGAAGCTCAGAACATATTACCCCGGCGTGAAGACATCCGTAAAATACGCGTATCAGGACGGGTATCTGACAGCTGAGGAGGCCGAGAAGATACTCATTAACGAGGGCGTAGCGGAAGACAAGAATGACGTGTACTTTATGCTGGATGAGTGGGACAGCGGAAAGAGCAGCTACAGCAAGTACGGCGCGATCAAGGACGCGGCGAAGGCAGGGGACAAAGCGGCATACAAGAGCGCGCTTAAAGACCTTACCGACCACGGTATAACAGAAAAGAACGCGCAGAGTGCGATCCGCAGTGCACTCAAGGAGTGGTATCAGGGCACGGAAGACACGCCGCAAAGCGTAAGCAAGCAGGACACGATCAAAAAGCTTCAGGAATTCACCGGGATGAGCAAGGCCGACGCGGAGGCGACGGCGCTTGAATGGACGTGCAAGATCGTTACCGGCGTGGAATACAGCGATATAAAGACGGCGTATCTCGATGGCGATGTGAACGCGGTCAAAGCGAAGCAAATGCTTATGAGATACGGCGGACTCACCTCCGAGGAGGCGGACAAGCGCATTCAGAACTACAAGTTTGAGGAGCAATACGGGTTCACTTACAGCAGGAGCAACGTGCAGGACGAATATATCAGAGGCAGTATAAGCGAGGCGACCGCAAAAACCATGCTGACGCAGTACGGGGGTAAGACGGATGAGGAGGCGGAGCGCAGCATACAGGCGTTTAATTTCCTCCGAAGCTATCCGGAATACGACGCGGAGGATATAACCGAGGCGCAGATAGCAAAGTACTATGAAAGCGTGGACGGCAGCGGCGTGAGCGTACGGGAATACGTCAACTACGCCAGCTTTATACGCAGCACAAGCGCCGATGTAGACGCAGACGGCAACGCGATAAACGGCTCGAAGATGCGTAAGGTGATGGAGTATATCGACAGCCTAAACCTGACGTCGCAGCAGAAAGACGTACTATTCCTGACACAGTACGCGAAGAGCAGCTTGAGAAAGACCCCGTGGCACTAATACGCGGACACACTGGGAGAAATCCCAGTGTGTTTTTATGTTTTTTGAAAAATTTTCGCGTTTTGGGGTTAGAGAAATGAGAGCGGGATTTGTTATCATAAAGCTAAGAGTCGTGGCCTTAAGCCAGAGAATAAACAAGGAGGCATCCTATGCACACAAAATTTGACTTCGACCTCCAGCTTTTTGCCGAGGGCGGCGCACCCGCAGGCGAGGGCGGAGGAGAAGCAACGGGCGAAAGTACTGCCGACGCCGGGCAGAGTTTTGAAGCAAGACTTGAGGCCTTGAACGTACCCAAAAGCAAGATAAGAAAGGGCGCATACAAGAATGCCCCGACACCCGCGGCGCCTGCACAGCAGGAGGAGCCGCACGAGAAGGAGCCGGAGCAGGAAGAAAGCGGAGCCGCCGTCCGCAAGAGCTGGGATGAGGTCAAGGCAGAGTACAAAGCGGAATTTGACGCAGAGATGCAGGGCACGATCAAAAGACGGCTGAAGAACAGCGACGCAGAGCTTGAGACACTGCGCGCGAAGGAAGCCGCGGCCGCGCCGCTGTATGACTATCTGGCCAGCCGCTACGGACTCGACGCCGCTAACCTGAACGTGGAGGAGCTTATACAGAAGTTCCGCGAAGACGACGCCATGTTTGAGGAGGACGCGGCGAGACTGGGGACAGACGCAGGCACGGCCAAAAAAATGATTCTGGCCGAGCAGGACGGCAAGCGCAAGGCGCGCGAAGATGAAGCCAACCGGCAGGCACGGCAGAAGGAGCTGGAGGACGCATTCAAGCGTCAGCAGGCTTCCAGCCATTTCGACGAGCTGCGCAGGCAGGGCGAGGAGCTGAAGAAAGAGTTTTCGGACTTCGACCTTGCGGCAGCAATGAGCGACGAAGCGTTCGTGAAATTCACGCAGCCGGGGAGCAACATAAGCGTACGCGCGGCGTATCTGGCACTGCATCCGGAGGTGCAGGAGCAGCGCGTGCAGCAGGCGGCAGCAAAGGCAACGGAGGCTGTTTCCGCTTCGGTCGCCGCCAACAGGGCAAGGCCGAGGGAAAACGGCAGCCAGGCCGCCACGCTTGCGACAAACGACCCCAGAAACATGACAAAAGAGGAACGCGCGGCACTGCGTAAGAGAATTTACGCCGCCGCCTACAACGGGGAAAAGCTCCCGTTAGGAGGCTGACCCCATGAGATGAAAGGAAATATATGAACAAGTTTTTTAACCTTCAGTTTTTCGCCGATGCGGGTACGCTTGTAAACGCTACCGGCAACTATGTCAACGCGGGCACCGGCACGACCACTGCGTTCGACGGCACCAACACCCTCGCACCCGAACTCAAGGCGTTCTACGACACTGAGCTTCTCGAAAACGCCCGCGTAGAACTGTTCTACGCGCAGTTCGGCAAGAAGCAGCCGCTCCCCAAGAACCACAAGGGGCAGGTCGAGTGGCGCAAGTGGAACGCTTTTGAGCGCGCCTCGAAGCTGACCGAGGGCGTCATCCCCACCGGTCAGAAGTTCGGCGTTAGCGCTCTGACCGGCAGTATCGACCAGTACGGTACGTACACCTCAATAACCGACAAGCTTGAGCTTCGCGCCTATGACGATGTTATCCTGGGCGCGACCGAGGAAATGGGCGCGTCGGCAGCGGAAACTCAGGAGTGGCTCATCCGTGACGCGCTGCTCGTCGGCACCAACGTCCTCTACTGTGACAACGTCAACAAGGATACCGGCGCGGTCATCGGCACTCCGACCAGCTGTGCGACTATGGGCGCAGGCGGCAGCACTTCTAGCGGCGGCGGCTCCACTCCTGACGGCTGGGCGCTGCTTACTCCGGCAATGGTCAATAAGGCGGTGACTATCATGAAGAAGAACCGCGTCCCGCGCATCAACGGCCGCTATTACGCGGTCATCCACCCGTCCGTTGCGCATGACCTGCGCGAGTGCGAGGGCTGGATAGAGGCGCACAAGTACGCAGCTCCCGAGGAGCTGTTCAACGGTGAGATCGGCGAGCTGCACGGGGTACGCTTCATAGAGGACGCCTTCGCCCCCATTCTCGGCGGCACAAACTATAAGAATAAGTCGGAAGGCGTTACCTATGCGACCTATTTCTTTGGCAAGGACGCCTTCGGCATCATCGACCCGGAGGGCGGTGCGCTGGAGATGATAATCCACGACAAGAAGGAGGTCGGCGGGCCGCTGGACCAGTTCAGCACCATCGGCTACAAGTTTGAGACGAACGGCGCGACTATCCTCTATCAGGAGCGTATGCTCCGCGTGATGAGCGTGTCCACCTTCTCCGCAACTGACGAGGCCAACTGACAACAAACCGGCGGGGACATTCCCCGCCGGAACCTGAAAGGAGATTAACATGGCAAAGAACACCGACATGGTTGAAGTAACCATACCGAGAGGCAGCGACAGGGGCGACCCGAACCTCTTCGTAGCTGTCAACGGCGTCAATTATATCCTGCCGCGCGGCAAGAAAAGCACCGTCCCGAAGTTCGTCGCGGACGAGATAAAGAGAAGCCAGGAAGCCGAAGATGCATTTTATGAGACCAAGGATAAGCTGAGAACGGAATTTCCGAGCTTTTGACAGGCGGGCGGCAAACCCGCCTGTTTTAGGAGATATACATGACCGTACTTGAAATAATAAATAGGGCGGACACGCTTGAGCCGAACGCATATTCGGCGGACGAGAAAATACGCTGGCTGTCAAACCTCGACGGGAAAATCTTCGAGGAGGTCATAAAGACCCACGAGGGCGGCGCGGAGAGCTTCACCCCGTACAGCACAGGCGACGAGGAGCTGCTGCTCGCAGAGCCGTACGGCGAGGACGTGTACACCCATTACATCGCGGCGATGATCGCGGCGGGAAACTCCGAGGCGAGCCGGTATAATCAGCAGATAGCGATGTACAACGCGAACTACGGGCAGTGGTTCAACTGGTACAACCGGACGCACAGGCCGCTGCCGAAAAGCAAACGTTTCGTGTTCTGAGGTAAATAGTATGCCGACATTCCCATATTTGGACGCGCAGGCCACACAGCGCGACACGACAGATTCGTTTTACGGCTACAATCACCAGACGAAGATAGGCAAAGGCGAATTCTACGAGACACGTAATCTGAGCACAGACCACACACCGATGCTTGCGCCGCGCAGGCCGCGCGGGATTACTGAAGTGAGCGGGGAGCTGCAAGGGATAATAGAGAAAGACGCGCTCGCGTACGTTGCGGGCGGAACGCTCTACTACAACGGCACTGCGACGCCCGTGACGGGACTTGCAAGCGGCTCAAAGCAGCTCGTAAGCATGGGGGCATATATAATCATATTTCCGGACAAGGTCTACTACAACACCGCAGACGGCGCAGACTACGGCAGCATGGAGGCGACGTTCGGCACGACCGGAAGCGTAAGTTATGCGCTGTGCCGCGCCGACGGCGACGAGTATACCGCACCGACGGTATCGGCAACGGAGCCGGACAACCCGCAGAATCTTGACCTGTGGATAGACACAAGCTCCACGCCGCACGTGCTGCGGCAGTATGGCAGCGCGGCGGGAACGTGGGCGGAGATCGTGACGGTGTACACCAAGCTGACGTTCTCCACGCAGGGGCAGATACCGGCGCTGTTTGCGAAATACGACGGCGTGACCATCAGCGGCGCAAGCTTCGCCGACGCGAACGGGGACAAGATTATCTATGCCGTCGGCGGCGAGGCGGACAAGGTGGCGGACTATATCGTCGTCGTGGGGCTGCTGGAGCAGGCATACAGCGACGAGACGAGCGATATCACGATCAAGCGCAGTGTGCCGCAGATGGACTATGTCTGCGAATGCCAGAACCGGCTATGGGGCTGCTATTACGGCAACGACGGCACGCAGAACCTCAACGAGCTTTACTGCTGCGCACTCGGCGACTTCAAAAACTGGCGGCAGTATCTCGGCCTCAGCACGGACAGCTGGACGGCTTCCGTCGGCTCGGACGGAGTATGGACGGGATGCGTCAACTATCTGGGCAGCCCACTATTTTTCAAGGAAAACCGAATACACCGCATAACTGTGTCTTCAACGGGGGCGCACAGAGTAGCGGAGACGGTAGCGCGAGGCGTCCAGCGCGGGAGCGGCCGGAGCCTTGCGGTCGTCAACGAGACGCTGTACTACAAGTCCCGCGAGGACATATGCGCGTATCAGGGCGGCTTCCCCACGGGCGTAAGCGAGGCGCTTGGGCAGGAGCTGTACAGCGATGCGGCGGCCGGAGCCGTGGGCAGCAAGTACTACATTTCCATGAAGGACAAGGCCGGAGGCTGGCATCTGTTCTGCTTCGACATCTCGAAAACGCTGTGGATGCACGAAGACGAGCTGCACGGCGAAGCTTTCGCGCGCGTGGATGACGAACTGTACTGCATTGCCGGCGGGAAGCTTGTCGGTCTGCTGGGCTACGGCGGAACGCGTGAGGCGGACGTCAGCTGGGAAGCGGTCAGCGGGATTATGTACTATGAGTATCCCGGCAATAAATACATATCGCGCTATGACATCCGGCTGAACATGGCGAAGGGCGCAAAGTTCGAGGTCTACATCGAATACGACAGCACAGGCGTGTGGCAGCGCGGCGGAAGCGCGACGGCGTACAGGGAGGGCACGACAAGCTATATGTTCCCGATACGCCCACGACGCTGCGACCATATGCGGCTCAAACTGTGCGGCACGGGAGAGAGCCGAGTGTTCTCAATCGCGCGAATCCTGGAGATAGGGAGCGACTACCGATGAGCATTTTTGATATGCCCCCGATCTTGCAGGGGACGCCTGAGCAGCAAATCTCGGCGCTGCGGAATTTCCTCGTGCGGCTCGCAGACAACTTGCAGGCCGAGTTTGGCGACGACAAGATCAACGAGGCGGTAAAGCAGGCAACAACCGCCGCCGCGGTAGGATCCGGCAGCGCGGCGAAAGCGGAGATCGACAAGAACGCGCAGAATCTGCGGCAGCTTATCACAAAGACGGCTGACAGCATTTACAGCTACGTCGACGAGATAACACAGAATCTGTCCTCTGTATACGTTGCCAAAAGCGAGTTCGGCACGTATCAGGAGACGGTAAACACAACGATACAGCAGACGGCGAAGCAGACCGTCGAGAGCTATGATTTCCAGAGCCAGATCGACGCGGTGAATTCCCGCGCGGACAGCACGGACAGATTCGTGACGACCATACGCGGGGAGATACGGCGCGGGCTTATCACCGACCCCGAAACCGGCGAAACGCAGATGGGTATTGCAATAAGCGAAAACCTCACGTTCACGGGCGAGACCGAGGAAGAAAACGGTCTGACGTATTATAAGCTTGCGCCGGGGCAAACGCTTGGCCTGTACACCGCGACCGGCTGGCAGTTCTGGATAAACGGCTCCAAGCGAGGCTGGTTTGATAGCGAGGACGGGATGCTGCACGTTGCAAACATCGTCGTTGAGGACAAGCTCCAGATCGGCGACGGATGGCTTATGACTACGACCGGAGGCTTCGGCCTCCGCTACACAGGAGGATAATATGCTGACTGGATATATACGCGGGCAGGAACTGAGGATAGGAGGTAACGATGGCTAAAACAGGACAGGGGCTCGTAGAATATGCAAAAGCACAGTTGGGCAAACGCGAATTGTGGCGCGATGTCGTCGGCTACGAGGGGCTTTACCAAGTGAGTAACTTTGGGCGGGTTAAGAGCTTGAATTATCATCGTAGCGGCGAGGAGCGCGTGATAGTACAGCGGCAAGACAGATACGGCTACAAGGCGGTTAACCTCTCAAAAGACGGCGTGGCAAGGCAGATAAACGTACATAGGCTTGTGGCAACTGCGTTTATTGATAACCCTGATTATCTTCCGCAGGTGAACCATAAAGACGAGGACAAGACCAACAACGCCGTTGATAATCTTGAATGGTGCACCGGCAAGTACAACATGAATTATGGGACTCACAACAAGCGCTGCGCCGACGGCATTTCAAAGCCTATTATTCAGATTGATTTATCAACCGGAGAAGTAACTCTTTGGAAGTCCGCAACGCAGGCCGCGGCCGTACTTGGCAAAGACAGGCGTGGGATTTGCCGCATGTGCCACACCGAGAAGGAACACGGCGGATATGCTTGGAAGTTTGCGAATGGAGGAATAACAGATGAAAACGGCATCAGGGTTAGTTGAGTATTCAATCGCCCAGCTTGGCAAACCTTACTGGTACGGCACCTTCGGCCAGACGGCAAACGCCGGACTGCTCGCAGCCAAGCGACAGCAGTACCCCGGCTATTACACGGCCAACGACTTTGCCTCGCAGTTTGGCCAGAAGGTGCATGACTGCGTCGGCCTCATCAAGGGCTACCTTTGGTGCGACACACCGGACGGCGAGCCTATATACAAAGCATCGCAGGACGTTGCGGTGAGCGGGCTATTCATGGTCTGCCCAGAAAACGGCAGCATCGACACCATGCCTGATATACCGGGCGTGTGCGTGTTTATGCGGGACATGTCCCATGTCGGCGTTTACGTCGGCGGCGGCTACGTCGTAGAGGCAACCGGCCACGCGAGGGGCGTGGTCAAAACCAAGCTTGCGGGGCGCGGCTGGGGACTGTGGGGCAAGCCTCGCTGGATAAACTACGAGGCTGATGCCACTCCTGCACAGCCCGCACAGACCGCACAGACCACCGCCTCGGCGCTGACCGTCACCGGCTTGCCGCTGCTTCGCTACGGTGACAAGGGAGAGTGCGTCCGCTCGGCGCAGCTGCTCCTCATCGGGCGCGGCTACTCCTGCGGCAGGTGCGGCGCGGACGGCGAAATAGGACAGGACACCTATAATGCAATCATCGCTTTTCAGCGGGCATCCGGCTTGCAGCAGGACGGCATCATAGGCGCTCAGACTTGGGCGCGGCTGATAGGAGGTTAAGGCATGGCATTTACCCTGGAAGACTTGGCCGTAAAATACGCGGAAATGGAAGCGCGGGGCAAGTCCAACACACACAGGCTCGACACACTCGAAAAAAATCAAAAGGCGCTTAACGAGCTGACCACGTCCGTCAAGGTGCTCGCCACTGAGCAGGGCACCATGAAGACGGACATAGGCGAGATCAAAACCGGTCTCAAAACGCTTACGGACAAACCCGCCAAGCGCTGGGAGGCCATCGTAGATAAGACGATATGGCTGGTGGCCGGTGCGCTTATTGCGTTTGTGCTGGCACAGCTTGGACTTTGAAAGGGGGTGAAAATATGGACTTTGGTATCGCATCCGTAGCAGCCATAACCGTGATCTGCTATCTGGTGGGTCAGGCCGTCAAGGCATCCGGCCTTGACAACAAGTGGATCCCCATCATCTGCGGCATCGTCGGCGGCATCCTCGGCGTTCTCGCCATGCGCTTCATGGCAGACTTCCCGGCGCAGGACTACATAACCGCAGTTGCAGTCGGCATTGTATCCGGCTTCGCGGCGACCGGCGTCAACGAGGCAGTCAAGCAGCTCAAGCAGTAATTAAAATCAAAGCGCCGTCCATATGGACGGCGCAAATCAAATCCTTGTAAACCGACGACGGAGAACACATGAAAGAATCCGTTAAACAATTCTGCTCGCTCAATGGCCTCGGCGAGGTAACCGCCGAGATGCTTTATGACGCATACATAGGGAGTGAGGCCAATGACGACAGCAGAGATAAAAAGCAGCCTGACGACGCCGGGGGCGAAGTGCAAGCTGCAATTCCCGCGGGAACTGCGGGAACAGTTTGAACGCGATTGCGGTTTTACCGACGAGGAGCTAGAGATATTCCGGATGCGAGCGCAGGGCATGAGCATCATACAAATCTCGTTTGCGCTTGGCCGCACGGAGTATTACAGCACCGAGAAGGTAGAGCGCCGCATACGCAGCATAAAGGACAAGATAGCAGCCGCGATTGAGGGATAATTGCGGGATAATTGAGGGCAAACCGACGGGTTTGCCCTCTTTTTTTATGCGATGATATAGGCAGAAGAAAGAAGGAGGCACGGTATGTATAACTCAAACTACCCGTTTAACAATCAGGGCTCGGCAGGCTACAACCGCGCCACGCTGCTGTTTGTGCCGACGTTCGCGGATATAGAACGAGTGCCGGTAATGCCCGGAGAGAAGCTCTGGGTGATGGCAATGGACGACGCAATTATGGCTTGCCGTACGGGCGGCAACATGGGCGTTGAGACGACGTATTGCCGCATGGAGGAGTACATCCCGCCGTCTCCACCGAAGCCCGAAGACTACGTAACAAAAGCCGACCTCGAAGCAATGTTCGAGCGGTTTATGAAGCAGGGAGGGACGCAGAATGAGTAACCCATTCTTCAAGCAGGGGGCGGCGGCACCCAGAAACCCGATGCAGATGGTTAGCGAGTTCCGCAAATTCGCGGCGAATATGACGCCGGAAAGAGCGGAGCAGGAAATAAACCAGCTGCTCGCCTCGGGAAAGATGAGCAAACAGCAGCTTGAGGATCTGAAGCAGCAGGCAAAGAGCTTCATGCAGTTTCTGCAATAAGCCGGGTCGACACGGTTTAGATAAAAAATTAAGAAAGGAGTACACCAGTGGAAAATTTTAGCCTTTCCGACATCGCGGCCGCGACTCGCGGCGCAGACAACGAGAACGGCTGGGGTTCCGGTTGGTTCCTCATTGTCGTGCTCTTCCTCTTCATGTTCGGCTTTGGCGGCAACGGTTGGAACCGCCAGGGCGAGTTCGGCCAGTACGCGACCGCGGCATCTCAGCAGGAGATACTGCTCGGCCAGCAGTTCGGCCAACTCAACGACAGGATCACCAACATCGGCAACGGCATCTGCAACCTCGGCTACGAGATGCAGGGCAGCATCGGCCAGCTCGGCAAAGAGATGGCACTCGCCCAGAACGCGACCAACATGACCATCATGCAGACCGGCAACTCCATCGAGCGCCAGCTCTGCGGCATGAACGCGAACATCGACGCGAAGTTCGCGGCGATGGAAAAGTCGCAGCTTGAGCAGCGTATATCCGAACAGGCCGCGCGCATTGCCAGCCTTGAAATGGATAACCGCATGTATGGCGTAGTCCGCTACCCCAACGGCTACACTTACAGCGCCGGTGCGTCCCCGTTCTGCGGCTGCAACAACGGCTGCTGCGCATAACCCCTAATCGTTAACCGCTTTAACAGCGTTAAGCCCCGGACGGCAAACGCTGTCCGGGGCGCCTACTTTTGAAAGGAGATAAAATATGTCCTGTAACTCTAGATTTAAGAATGCCCACTACAAGAGCGCGCAGAACGCGTACAACAACACGCCACAGACCTTCGTAGCGGCGGGTACGCCGGTTAATGTGCTGGGCATCCTCAACACCGACACCGGCTGTTCGCTCGATACCGTGGCCGGTGGCTTCGTGGTCAATAACAGTGGCCTTTACCGGATCAGCTACGACGTAGTGTTCACCGCAGGCGGCGCGGGCATCGCAGAGCTGAAAGCACTCAAAGATACCGCCTCGCTCCCGTGCGCCGACGCGCAGGTGACGACCGTATCCGGCAACACCTACACACTGCACGTCGAGACTACCGTATACATCGCCGTATGCTGCAACGGTACGCCGACGATAAGCGCGGCTCTGGGTGGCGTCGCGGGTACTATCAACCACGTCTGTGCAAGCATGGTCAAGCTCGCGTGAGGTGAGCGCCATGAAAGAGATCAAATGTTTGTACACCAACATCCGCGACGAGATGGAGGACGCCGAGAAGTACGCCGATCTTGCCCTAAAGTATAAGGACGAAGACCGCGAACTTGCTGACACCTTTGCAAGCCTCTCCAAGCAGGAGGTAACCCACGCTGAGGCGCTGCACGCTGAAGCGGTACGCCTTATAAAGGATTACCGCAGCAGAAACGGGGAGCCGCCGGAGGGCATGAAAGCCGTGTACGACTGGGAACATGAGCGCATGATCGGCGATATGGCGGACGTTAAGCGACTGCATGAACTGTACCGAGGGTAAAGACGAAAAGCGGCGAGCCGCAAGTATGTAGGCTACGATGTAGGCTACGCATCAGGACTTTGCAGAACTCAACGGAGTCTATCAGCGTATATGGCTGGTTGAGACAAGCGAATATTTTAAACTTAGGTAAAGAAAAAGTACCAAGAATCAGTCGCTTCTGATTGATTCTTGGTACTTTTGGCGCAGAAGGAGGGATTTGAACCCTCGCGCGCTTTTTACACGCCTACTCCCTTAGCAGGGGAAAGAAAAGCCTTGATTTATCAATGCTTTGCGGGTTTTTGTAGGCTATGTTGTAAGCTACGCGACAGCACTCAACGGAACTTTATGGGTCTTAAGATGGCCTGAATTCCCCAAAATTTGTAGGCTACGCGGGGAATTTCGCTCTGAAATAATATCATTCCTTGCCGCCTTTGTCAAGGACATTGATAGCAGCGTGGGCACTCTGCATATCGGGATGAATATAGCGCTGGGTGGTCGAAAACTTGGTATGCCGCATGATCTCCTGTATCACGCTGGGCGCAGTCTTGGCGAGCGCCAGCGCCGTCGCCGTGGTATGGCGGCACGAGTACGGCGGCAGATCGCGCACCTTTGCCCTGGCGAGGGCGGCATGATACTCGGTATAAAAATTATCCGCGTTCATGCCGACGATGCGCCCCTTCTTGCTGCTTATGTTGGCGAGGATATCCTGCACGAGCGGTTCGAGCCAGTCGGGATAAATCAGCGGTGTTGATTTGCGCTTCTTGGTTTTCAGGCCGCAGCCGATGATCTCGTGCGTATCGGTGTGTATCATGTCGGCTGTGCAGCGCAGCAGCTCACCGGGCATCATGCCGCTGTATATCATCAGCAGCGGGAAGCGCATAAACAAGTCACCGTTGTCGTAGGCTGTCCACAGCGCATTTATCTCATCCTCTGCAAACGGCTTTTGCTCTGTTTCAGCAAGCGGCGGCAGTTCGACAAACTCCGCGAGGTTTGTTCTTGCCTGCCCTTCGGCGACGGCGCGCTTGAACAGCTTGGCGAGCATGGTTTTCATGTCTTTCGCGGGGTAATATGTATCGGCCTGCGAGTCCACACAGCTTTGCAGGTTATCTATCGTAAGCTCCGCCACGGGTACATTTTTGAGGGAATCAAGCCGACGCCACGCGATATCATACGCGCACTGCTTGGAGCTGCCGAGCTTATCGTATGCACCGCTCTTTTCCCACCATTTATAATAATCATTGAGCGTAGGCCGGTATACTTGCTTCGGCGCGGTTTCTGTGGGATTGGCCGCAAAGGCGAGCGCGGCGGTTTTAGACGGGAAGCCTCCCTTCGTTCCGCGCCGCTGGTGCAGGCTGCCGGACGCATCAACAAACGTGTCGATAGTCCATTGCGCTGTCCATGTCTTGCCGCGCCGGTACGCCGTGCCCTGCCCGTTCCCACGCCCCCTACGCGGCTGCGCGTTTTGCCGCGCCCCGCAGAACATGCAAAATGCGCTTATATCCGGTATTTCTTTCTTGCACTTACGGCATATCATTTCCTTAGCTCCCTCAGGGCGTACACCATGACACACACGGCGGCAACGACTATCAAGCCGAGAATAACGACAAGGGCGCTTGACCTGGCGGACTGAAAAAGCCCAGCCGTTGCAAACTGGGCATCCCACACCATATACGAAATTAAACACACGAGCAGCAGGGCGCAGACAGCTAAAAGCGCACATATGACAGGTCTGCGGCTTGCAAGCTGCGCTTTGAGCATGGCGTTTACCTCTTCAAGCCGCTTGACGTCTCCGGCCTGACGGACATTATCCATTTCAAGCTCATGCACGGCGGCGAGGTCTGACGCGGGGCAAAGCCCGCACAGTTCATCCAGAGACAAGCCGAGGGTATCACATATCGCTGCCTGCTCAAATAGCTTTGGGTTTGGCGCTGTATCGGCGCTCTGGGTGGCTATAGCAGAGTATGATACGCCGGACTGCTCCGACAATTCGGCGAGGGAAAGGCGCAAGTCATTGCGCGCGTCGGTTACTTTGCGATTATAACTGTCAAAGAACGGGATAAGACGCTGATACGGGGTCATTTCACACACTCCCAAAAGTTTTCTTTGTTCCTGGCAACGGGGAAAAGGTCTTTTGCCGCAGACCGAGACGACATCTCGAAACCGGGCGTGGACTATGCCGGGCGCAGATGATAGGCTATAAGCGTAGCAGATAAGTCGGTTTACAAGGTATCTGTTACATGCCCCGGCGGAGGCTGGCACCAATGCCGGGGCGCGTTTTTACGATAAGGAAACCACGACCAGAATACAGAGCAGCGTGAAGACTATTAAAAAGGCTATCAGGACAGTCCAGCCCTCGTCTAGTTTCTGGCGAGAATGCTTTTCAGGTTGAAACCTCGGCGCTTCCGGGGGCTTCTCGCCAAATATGCCTCGGTAGTCTATCTCGTGGGGAACATCCCGATAACATATGTGAACGTTTGACGGCTGGCTTTCTCGCGGCCTGACTGGAGCAGGGGCGGGTTTCACGGGCTGCGCCGCGCTTTTATCACTCGGCGTAGAGAGCCACTTGTGAAACAACACACCGCCGATAAATGCGGCGACTACGGAGATGATCCAGCCAACCTTCACGTAGCTTTGCTGAGGCTCCTCTGTGGAGGAACCAACGCGCTCAAAGGCTGCGGACTCCACAGCTGCTTGATAAAACTCCGGATTCGCTGTAACTACCACATGGCCGCCTGACGCAATTGCGCGACTCGGAGTCGGCGCGGGCGTAGCTTTTGCAACATACGTATAGGGGCAGTCGAGCACACCATCACCGTCTATATCATAGTGGTCGTGCGCTGGGTAGCCGTGATGGTAGTGGTATTCGCCGGTTGCGGTAACGTAATGCCCGCCGTTACTGTCAGTTCTGCCCGGATGGGCGAAAGCAATTGACGGCAGCGCACAAGCGGCGGCGAAGACGAAACAGGCGAAGATGAGAAGCTTTTGAACCATTTTCACACTTTCGCCACTCCTCTTATACATATTTACCGATTACGGGAGAAGAGGGCAAGCAGCATGGGAAGAAGCTGGGTGAAAAAATACAGCGCGAAGCAGATGTAAAACACGAGTATCCAGCCGCTGAACGGCATCGACAGGGCACGGAAGAACCCCCATACATATAAAATAAGCTGGATTATGCCGCCAACGGTCGGCGCAAACGTAGCGACGGCGACGATGGCCACGGTAATGAGCAAGCCGAAGTTGAAAACGGTAAGCAGCGGGGCGAAGGTATAGACCAGCGAAAGCACATACCAGACCGCAATACCGGCGCCGCCAAGCGCAGTTACAAGTTTATCTCGCAATGTGTTCATGAAAAGTCCTCCTTTTGTTCACAGATTATACATATTTTAGCACAATTAACCGGTATATGCCATACCGGTTTTCCAGTTCTACGTTATTTACAAATAAAATGCACCAAAATAATGCAAAATGACGATAAACGGAGGGGAAACATGGAGAACGAACGGGAAATACTGATTGCGGAGCTTGAAAAGCTGGCGGAGAAGCTGACATACGAACAGCTGAGGTCGGTGTACATCTTCACACTTCAAAAAACAAAATAAGCGGGAACAAGCCCGATACGGAAGTCACTCCGTATCGGGCTTGTTCAGTTTATCGGCGAGCCTTCGGAACACTGCGGAGATCGCCACCCATTCTTCAACCGAGGTTTCGGCCATCAGCTCAATGAGCAGCTGCTCGATATCCGAACGCTTACCCTCGGACAACTGGCCGATGTACTCATCTATAACGTCGCGCCGCGACTTCTTCGGGAAGGGCTGACCAGTGCCGGTGCGCAGCCACACCTCGTCTACGCCGGTTTTCTGGCACATCAAGGTAATAACGGCGTTCGTAGGGGCATTTTCACCAGATTCCCATTTCTGCACAGCAGATTTTGAAACACATAGATATGCACCGAAGTCCGTTTGGCTCATGCCGGCATGAGTTCTAACGTATTTTATGCGGTCTTTCAATTGGTTCACCACCTTTCGTATTTATATTAGCATACCGGAGCTGAAATGTCAATGAAAAAGCACATTAAATGTGCAATAAAACTATTGACAAAGCGCACTTGCTGTGCTACTATAAGCACAGTTAATGAGCCAGCAAGGCACATTAGCCGGAATGAGGACGCCGAGAGAAAACCGGTGCATCGTCCATACACCGGTTTCCTCTGCACTTAGCTCCCGACACAGCGCAGATGCTTCCCTACACCAGAATTCAGCGCCGTTCCGATGCCAGAGAGGCGGTTGCGGAAGCGCAGGGGATGCGAGCCCGGGAAGCATCACTTGGAACGAACAAGTGCTTAGCTGTGTCTCAGTACTTCAACGCACGCGTCGCGCCCGGGGCGAGTACCGGGACGGTGTACTGAATCAAGGGAGCGCCGGAGAGGCAGCATGAAAGAACCTAAGAGGCTTTCCATGACAACACCCCCTTTCGACCGGCCGGTAAGATTACCGCGGCGTCCTTATTCTACAAAAGATTTTAGGAAATGGCAAGAAAAACGGAGGTGAAACAATGAGCGAGCAGGAGAAAAAGGCGGCGAAGGAGCTGCTGGACGACCTGAAGAAGATCCCGGCGGACGGCGCGGATTATGTGCGCGGCTATCTGCGGGGCAGGCTGGACGGCCTGAAGAACCGCAAGGACAAGGAGGACGAGGAATGAACGAAGACCGTGCATATAGAGAACAGGGCACCGCGGCGTACCTAAAACTGCGAATACCATTCGACTATTCGAACTTAAAGAAGGAAATCGCCAAGCAGTACAAAACGCGAAGAGCCTTTGCACGGGCGATGGGGCTCCCTGAGAACTCGGTGTATCGGAAGTTGAACGGGAAAGCATACTGGAAGCAGCGAGAAATCGTGGCGGCAAGCATGTTGCTTGACATACCGTTTTATCTGATGCCGGCTTATTTCTTCAACGTGGATACGAAGTGCAAAAAGGAGGCACGACATGACCCTTGACGACATCGAGGCGATGACGGCGGCGACGATAAGCCCGGCGCAGGCGGCAAGCGTGATCGGCTGCAACGAGCAGGCGCTGCGCATACAGGCGCGGGAGCGCCCAGAATGGTTAGGGTTCCCGGTTATCCGCATCAACAACCAGATAAAGATACCCCGCGAGGCTTTTTTGAGATACATGGGGCGGGGCGAGAGGGGGACTGAGCGATGCTGAGCCCATGCGTCAACTGCGAGGAGCGGGAGGCGGGCTGTCACGGGAGCTGCGGCGCGTACAAGGAATGGCGCGAGCGCTACGACGCGGCAAAGGCGGCAAAACGGAAAGGCTCGCCGGCGGCGGCGTACCTCTCAGCGTGGAAGCGCAAGAAGAAGCTGCACGAGCAAAGACACAAGCGCAAATAAAAAGCCGCCCACGGGCAGGAACCCCGTAAGGCGGTAAGGAAAACACATGACTATATCTTAGCACAGGAAGAAGGAAAAAGCAATGGCAGAATGTGAGCTGCGGATGAACAAATTCGCAAATCTCACTCAAAAATACCCGATGCACCGCGACGGGCGCAAGACGCTGTACTTCGTGGTTGAGCATCAGCCGGATCACACCCGCGCCGGGTACGAGGTAGAGCAGGGAGGCAAGACCGCACAGTTCGTTGACCTCGCGGATGCGGTGAAGTTCTTCAACGAGAGGAGGCGCGGGAAATGACGCCGACGACGGCGGAGGTCGTTTTATGCGCGGTGCTGGGAATCCCGCTGGCGCTGGGGCTGCTGTGGGCGCTGTTTGTGGCGGCGCTGGCGGCCTACGACGACTACCGCAAGGACTACAAGCGGAACCGGCTGCACCCTGAGCGCTACAACGGCTGGAACTACTGAGGAGGGATAGACGTGTATCAGATACCGGACGACCCTATAATCCGCTGCATGGAGGCGACTGGCTGGCCGCCCTGGATGCAGGGCGATGACTGCGACGAGGAGGACGAAGAGGATGAATAACCTCAGACTCTGGCGAGAGAGCCGCGGACTCAAGCAGACGGAGCTTGCGGCGATGGTGAAGCCCACCGACGCAAGAATCGACAGCAGCATGATCAGCCGCTTTGAAAATGAGATGTGCCTGCCGACACCAAGCGTATCAAAGGCGCTTGCAAGCGCACTGAACGTGCCGGAGAGCCTTTTATTCGGCGGGACAGAGCAACTTTACATCTCCGGCGTAGTCGACGGAGAAGCCCGCGCAGAGCCGGAGAGCATGGACGTGACAGACCTGATAGCCCATTTCCGCGAGGCGGGCAAGGGCGCGGCGATAAGCCGCAGGGCGCTGGCGAGCATGATGGACGTATCCGACAGGCATCTGCGGCGGATCATCGAGGAGGCGCGGAACTGCGGCTACCTCATAATCAACGACAGCGACGGCACGGGGTATTTCCTCGCGGCGTCCAGCGCCGACATTGAGCGGCACTTCCGGCAAGAAAACGCGAGGGCGCTGAGCATATTAAAGCGGCTGAAGGCCGCAAGGACAAGGTTAAAGGAGGTAGGCGCGATATGAACGGCGTGGAGAAATACTCCGAGGCGACGGTGAGCATCTTTTTTGAGCCGGGGCATGAGGCCTGCGCCTATTGCCCGCTGCTTGAGACCTACGCACGGGCGCAGTGCCGGAAGACCGGCGAATACATAGTTGACACAAGATACACAGTCGGGCGCTGGTGCCCGCTGAAATTCAAGGAGGAAAACACATAATGGAAACCAAGACAAACGCCGAACTGCTGGGCGACACCGTGATGATCGTCCCCGCGGCGGTATACACGGACTACGTGGAGCGGGCGGCACGAGCCGAGACTCTGATAGACCACATGAACGAGAAGGTCAGCGACCTGACCATCAAGAACTGGCGGCTGCAGCAGGACTTGGACAACGCGCTGGCGAAGCTGGCGGAGCTTGAGGGGGCGGCAGAATGAACGAGACGGACAAGTTGAGATTCTACAACGCGACGGCGGAAGTTCCCCGCGAGGCGAAAAAGCCCATCGGCGGCGGCAGACTCAAGGGCATGACGGACATCAACCCAATGTGGCGCATCAAGAAGCTGACGGAGGTTTTCGGGCCCTGCGGCTTCGGGTGGTGGTACCGCATCACCGAACAGCAGATAGCCCGCGACGAGCACACCAAGCAGGCGGCGGCCTTTGTGAACATCGAGCTTTTCGTGCGGGACCCGGAGAGCGGCGAGGTATCACAGCCTATCCCCGGCACGGGCGGCGCGGCTTTTCTGGCAGCAGAAAAGAGCGGGATATATCTCGACGATGAGGCTTTCAAGAAGGCGACGACGGACGCAATCAGCGTCGCGGCAAAGGCGCTAGGCGTCGGAGCGTCCGTGTACTGGGAGCGCGACCCGGACAAGTACTCTTCAGAGCCCGCCGCACCGAAGGAGAAGCCGAGAGCGCCGGAATACATATGCGAATGCTGCGGCAGCGTGATAGCGCCATACGCGGACAGCAGCGGCAAGCCGGTTAACCTCAAGAAACACGAGGAGCGGAGCCGGGCGAAGTATGGGAAACTGCTGTGCCTTGACTGCATAGCGCAGGAGCAGCGTATACAGGAGCTTAATTACGGGCAGGAGCTGCCGTTTTAAGGAGGAGGAAGAGAATGCTTAATCACATAGTTATAATGGGGCGGCTGACCGCTGCCCCGGAGCTGCGATACACACAGCAGAACACGCCGGTAGCGTCGTTCACGCTGGCGGTCGACCGCGACTACCAGCATGGCGGAAGCGAGAAGCAGACGGACTTTATACCCTGCGTCGCATGGCGCGGTACGGCGGAGTTCGTAAGCAAATACTTCACCAAGGGCAGCATGGCCGCCGTTTCCGGCCGCCTGCAGCTCCGCGACTGGACGGACAAGGACGGCAACAAGCGCCGCACGGCGGAGGTCGTGGCCGACAACATCTACTTCGGCGAGAGCAAGAAGCGCGACGCGAGCCCCGACGTTCCGTTCGAGGAGATACCCGACGATAGCGAGCTTCCGTTTTAAGGAGGCTCCGCCATGCCGAACAGAATAATCAAGGAGAGCATATGCTCAAGTGAGAAGCTGGCGGCGCTTTCGGATTTCGAATTCCGGTTATGGGTTGGACTTATAACACAGGCAGATGATGCGGGGCGGGGCGACGCTCGCCCCGCCATAATCAAGGGACATATTTTCCCGTTCCGGGAAAGGCTATCCATCAAAGACATAGATGCTGCGCTCCAAGAATTGGCGGCAAAAGGCTGCGTTTCCCTCTACAAAGTGGACGGGAAGCCCTACTTTTTGTTCCCCGGGTGGGTCAAGCATCAGCGTGTGCGCGATTGCAAGCCGAAGTTCCCCGAACCGCCGGAAAACGGCGCTCTTGATACTTTCGCCGCAGATTGCGGCGAGTTGCCGCAAGTTGCCGCAGATTGCGGCTATAATCCAATCCAATCCGAATCCGAATCCAATCCGAATCCGAAAGAAGGGGTACGCGCTGCGCGCTTCACCCCGCCCACCGTCGATGAGGTGCGGGATTACTGCCGAGAGCGCGGAAATTCCGTAGACGCAGAGCGCTTTGTAGACTTTTACACCGCTAAGGGGTGGAAAGTCGGGAAAAGCCCGATGAAGGACTGGAAAGCTGCGGTGAGAACTTGGGAAAAGGAGGACGGCGATGGAAAACGTAGGAGTCAGCCTCGCGGCGTGGATCGAGAAGAAGCGCAGCGAAGCGACAGCAAATGGGGCATTACATACAGCACCTGAATACCGCTGCAAACTTTGCCACGATACGGGGCAGATAATACACCGCGTGCCGGGCAGCTTCGAAATCTCCGTTTCCGAGTGCGAATGCGCGGTAAAGCGCAGAAATGCGCTGCGGATCAAGCGGAGCGGGCTTGCGGACATTATGAGCCGGTACACCTTCGAGGCGTACAAGACGCCGGACAAGCAGACGGCGGCCATAAAAGCCGCGGCGCTGCGGTACGTTGCCGAGTCTCGCGGCGAATGGTTCGTGATCGTCGGGAGGCCGGGCAGCGGCAAGACCCACATATGCACGGCCATTGTCGGCAAGCTGATAGAGGGCGGCAAGAACTGCAAATACATGCTGTGGCGAGACGAGGTGCGCGAGCTGAAAGCCCTTGTGAACGACAACCCCGCGTACCGGGAGCGCATGAACCTGCTGAAAAACGTTGACGTGCTGTATATCGACGATTTCTTCAAGGGCAGGACGGTGTCCGACGGAGACCTCAACGTCGCCTTTGAGCTGCTGAACGCACGGTACAACGCACGGAAACGCACGATCATCAGCGGCGAACGCACGATAGGTGCGATCATGGACATTGACGAGGCGATAGGCTCAAGGATATATGAGCGCTCGAAAAACGGGTACTGCTTCGAGACGTCGCCGGAGAACTGGAGGCTGACATGAGGATTGACAGCGCAAGGATGCTGGGCGGCGAGCTCGTGCTGACGGCCTACGTGCCGGACGCGAGGCGGTTTGTGTACGGCTTCAAGCCGGGGGAATATGACATCTCCCCCGCCAAGAAGAAACGTAGCCTCAACGCCAATGCATATGCGTGGCGGCTCATCAACGACATAGCGCTTGCAGTACGCGAGACGCCGGAGACGGTGTACCGCGAGGCGCTGAAGAACGTGCCGAACATCTGCGAGGTTGTCTGCATCGAGGACAGGGCGGCGGACAGCATGATACGCCTATGGACACGCGACCACATAGGGCGGCGTGTTGAGCGCGAGCAAAGCGCCAAGAATGACGGCTGCTCCATACTGTGGCTGTATTACGGCAGTTCAGATTTCGACACCCGCCAGATGACCATGCTGATAGACGGCCTCATACAGGATGCGCGGGCGCTGGGCATTGAGACGCGGCCGGAGGAGGAAATCAGATCGTTGCTGGAGGAGTGGGAATGACCAACGAATACGGCGTTACCCTCGACCGCAACGGCTATGCACCGTCGATCGTGCAGGACATCGCGGGCTGCTACTACTGCGCAACGCAATGCGGCAAGCTCGACCGGCACGAGGTGTTTCACGGCGCGTTCCGCAAGAAATCAAAGGCGCTGGGGCTCTGGGTGCTGCTCTGCCACGACTGCCACATGACGCTGCACCACAAGGACGCTGCGCTTGACGCGCTGCTCAAACGGCAGGGTCAGCGCGTGGCAATGCGGCACTACGGCTGGAGCGAGGACGAGTTCCGGGCGCGGTTTGGGAAAAATTATATTTAAGGAGACCGCATATGAACGAGAAAATAGTTACCAGTCAGGCAGAGCTTGACGCGATACCCGTAGATTACAACGGCAGAATCATCATAAAGTTCGGCACCCCGGCCGAGCGTGCAGTTGTGAGCAAAAAGTATCTGCGCTCCGTCGAGGCGCATGACAACAGCTCCGTCGAGGCGCATGACAACAGCTCCGTCTGGGCGAAGGGCAACAGCTCCATCTATACGTATGACAACAGCTCCGTCGAGGCGCATGACAACAGCTCCGTCTGGGCGAAGGGCAA